TCCCCGGTTGGCCCAAGCTCTATCGTCCCCAAGGCGTAGAAAATAATTCCTCTTGGTATCGCTTTTTAGCGGCCAGATACCCGACATAGCGGAATGAATTTCTAAGGAGGCTGGCATGCTCGGCACTATCCTATTGATTCTCCTCATTCTGCTTCTCGCCGGCTGCTTCCACTTCCGTTCAGGCCCTTGGCCTTCAGGCGGGATTGGGCTGCTGCTCCTGGTCGTCATCATTTTGGTTCTGCTTCGGAAGCTCTGAACTCACACCGGAGAACTGCACATGGTTTCTCGCAAGCCAGTCACAGCGTCATTCGACGACACAGCGCCGGCATCCGGCTTTGCCGCAATCACGCCCCACGACAGCACCGATCTGACCTACGTCACCAGGGCTGTCTATGTCGGGGGCGCCGGCAATCTCGTCGCAGTTGACGAGCAGAACAACGCCGTCACCTTCACCGGTGTCACGGCCGGCAGCATCCTTCCCATCCGCGTCCGTCGCATCAATTCCACCAGCACGACGGCAACAAGTCTCGTAGCTCTCTGGTAGCAGCAATGGCCGCTCGTAACGCCACCCCAAGCAAAGAACAGCAGGAACGCACGCGGGCCGCAATTCAGACCACCCAGCTCGTAAAACGCTTGCAGTGCTATGCTTTAGGCGAAACAGGCGATCAAGGAGAGACTGTCGATCTAGACGCGAACAAGCTGCGGGCAATCGAAATACTTCTGCGGAAGTCTCTCCCCGATCTGTCATCGATGACGCTGCAGGGCGATCCCGATAGCCCGATACGCACTGTAACCCGCATCGAGCTTGTTGCTCCGAGCAATGACGACAGCAAGGGTTGAGCTTCCCCCGAAGCTGATACCGGTCTTTTCCGGTGAGGCTGACATCAGAGGAGCGAAAGGCGGCCGCGGCTCAGGCAAGACGCGCAGCTTCGCCAAGATGACTGCAGTTCGCGGCTACATGTGGTCAATGGCCGGCAGAGAAGGAATTATCCTCTGCGGCCGCCAGTTCATGAACTCGCTCGATGACTCCTCACTTGAGGAAATCAAGGCGGCGATCAAGTCGGAACCTTGGCTCGAAGCTCATTACGAGATCGGAGAGAAATACGTCCGCACCAAGGATGGGCGCATCTCTTACAAGTTCACCGGCCTTGATCGCAACGTTGACAGCGTCAAGTCGAAGTCCCGCATCCTGCTTTGCTGGGTTGATGAAGCGGAGCCGGTCACTGAAGAAGCCTGGATAAAGCTCATCCCGACGCTTCGCGAGGAAGACAGCGAGCTTTGGGTGACATGGAACCCCGAGCGAAAGAAGAGCGCCACCAATAAGCGGTTCGGACATCCCAGCGATGCAAGGACGAAGATCGTAACGATCAATTGGCGAGATAACCCCTGGTTCCCTGCCATTCTCGATCGCGTGCGCCTCAAGGACCTGAACGAGCGCCCCGAGCAATACGACCACATCTGGGAAGGCGACTTCAAGAGCGTCGTCGATGGCGCCTACTTCGCAAAGGCTCTTGCCCAGGCTCGCATGGAAGGCCGGATTGGTGCGGTCCCGTTTGATCCGCTCATGCCGGTCAAGGCATATTTCGACATCGGTGTGAGCGACGCGACATCGATCTGGATTGCCCAGACGGTCGGCATGGAACTTCGCGTCATCGACTATTACGAGGCTGAGAACCAGCCGCTTGCTGTTCATCTCGATTGGCTGCGCTCGAACAAGTACGGGAATGCCACATGCATCCTTCCTCACGACGGGGAAAAGCGGGATGTGGTGACGGCGATCCGCTACGAGGACCATATCCGCAACGCCGGCTTCGAAGTGAAGACTGTCGCCAACCAAGGCAAAGGCGCTGCAATGAAGCGCGTCGAGGCCGCCAGGCGCATCTTCGGACGCATCCGCTTCGATGAAACGAAATGCTCGGGCGGCTTGGATGCGCTCGGCTGGTATCACGAGAAGATCGACGAAGAGCGCGGGATTGGTCTCGGGCCGGAACATGATTGGGCATCGCACGGCGCCGACAGTTTCGGCCTGATGTGCATCGACTACGAAGAACCCTACCTGCCTTCGACAAGGCGCAGATATGGCGGCTCTCATGGGGCTTCCTCGTCATGGATGGCTGAATGATGGCTGAAGCAGACACCAAAGACGAGGGCTCGTCGCTAAGCCGTTTCGACGATCTGACGCGCAAGCTGAAGGGCTGGTATACGGAAGACATCCGAAAGGTCGTTGAGTGGCGTGAGCAGGCCCGCGAGGACTTCGGCTTCTATTCCGGCGATCAGTGGTCTGAAGAGGACATCAGCAAGCTGCGTGCCAAGCGCCGGCCGGTGATGACGTTCAACCGCACGGCGCCGCTCGTCAATGCCGTCGTGGGCTCGGAGATCAACAACCGCCGCGAGGTCCAGTATATCCCGCGTGAGCAGGGCGATGCTCTCGCTGACGAGGTTCTGACCGCCGCCGGCGAATGGTTCCGCGACCAGACTGCAGCCGAGGACGAAGAGTCCGACGCCTTCGAAGACACCGTCATTTGCGGCATGGGCTGGACTGACACCCGTCTTGATTTCGAATGCGAGCCTGATGGAGCGCCTAAGGTCGAACGCCTCGACCCGCTGAAGATGGCGTGGGATTGCAACGCGACCAAGCCGAACCTCGAGGACGCGCGCCGCCTCTGGTACGTCTGCGAAAAGCCTTTCGGCGAAGTCGAAGAGATGTTCCCGAAGGTTCCTAAGGAGCTGCTGAACGCCTCATGGGCAAAGACGCTCGCCAGCGATCCGGCCAAGCCGCACGATCAGGACAGAGCCGATCTCTATGAGGGCGACCAAGAGGAGTTCGTCGGCGATTATAAGCGCAAGATGTGCACGCTGGTCGAATGCCGGTGGTTCGAGAAGGTGCCGTATTACCGCGGCCCGTCGATCGACGCCAACGGCATCCCCAGCCAGGAGCCGCGTGAATACTCCGAAAAGCAGCTCCAGCTTGTCCGCAAGGAGTATCCCGATTTCCCGGCCGTCCGCCAGTATCGCAACGTCGTGAAGCGTGCCTTCATCGGCAAAGAGGTGTTGGCCGAGCCAGATCAGCCGCTCGTTCCTCCCGGCATGTTCGGATGGGAGTGCATCACCGGCTACCGCGACAAGATCAGCGGGCAGTTCTACGGCATCGTGAGGGCTGTGAAAGACCCGCAGCGCTGGTCCAACAAGTTCTTCAGCCAGGTCATGTATTTGCTCAACAGCCAGTCGAAAGGCGGCTTGTTGGCGGAGAAGGGCGCATTCGATAACCAGTTGCAGGCCGAGGAGACATGGGCCAAGTCCGACGCAATTACGTGGATGAAGGATGGCTCTCTGTCTGGCCCGAATCCGAAGGTGAAGGAAAAGCTGCCGGCGCAGTTCCCGACCGGCTTCTTCGCGCTGTTCAACGAGAGCAAGGAAGCAATCAGCCAGGTTACGGGCCTGTCGCCTGAATTCCTCGGCACGCGTGAGGTCGACCAGGCCGGAGTTCTCGAATATCAGCGCAAGCAATCATCCCTCAACCTGCTGGCGTCACTCTTCAACGCCCTGCGGCGCTATCGCAAGCGACAGGGCAAGGTGATGCTCTACCTGATCCAGAACTACCTGAGCGACGGGCGCCTTATCCGCATCGTCGGCGACGGCAAAGCACAGTACGTGCCGCTCGTGAAGAGGGCTGATGCTCAATACGACATCATCGTGGACGATGCGCCGACCTCTCCGAACGAGAAAGAGCGCACATGGGGCGTCCTGATGCAGCTCATGCCGTTCGTGAAGGACTTCATGACGCCCGACACCACGCTTGAAGTGCTTGCCTACTCGCCATTGCCGGCCTCGCTCGTCCAGAAATGGAAGGAAAAGGCAGAGAAGGCCCAGGCCGAAGCCGCCGCCAACCCGCCGCCGCCATCCTCTGAGGAAATCAGGGCGCAGACCATGCGCGAAAAGGGTGCGCTCGACATACAACTCAAGCAAATGGACATGCAGTCAAGCCAAGAACAGGCCGAAATCGACACGGCCGGCAAGATGCTCGACCTGTTCGTCAAGAGCCAGGAAGCGCAGATCGACGCAAAGCTTGGCGAGCAGAAGATGCAGCTGGATGCGGGACGCCTTGCCATCCAAGAGCGCCAGAACGCCATCAGGGCGCAGAACGCCAATTCCCGCCGCGGCTCGTCCGCAGCAGACTAATTCCGGCATTCAGCCGGCTTCGCCCGCACGAGCGCATCGTGCTGTCGCAAGCAACAGCGTCATGTTGCTGTCGTAAGCCCACGTGACGGGCAGAGGTATCAATGAACTACGACCTTATCACGCAGCATGCCGACGAGGCAGGCGTGCAAATCCAGTTCGAAGCTGGAGAGCAAGTTCTGGTGCAAATCTTCATGCCGAACGGCGTTCAGCGCAGCCAGACATTCCCGGCCGGCACGCAGGCCAAGACCGTTACCGACTGGATCGACCATGACGTGACCCGCTTCTGGAAAGGCGAGCCCAAGAAGGCCGCCAAGAAAGGAGCGAAGTGATGGAGAGCAGCGTATCGCTTTCGCCCTCCGAGGCAGCATATTTCGAATCCGGCGGCGAGACACAGATTGTTGACGCTCCCGCAAATGATGCAGCGCCACACCCAGACCCGGCGCCGATCGTTGACCCGGCCGCAGCCGTAGACCCACAGCCGCAACCGCGCGACGAGAACGGCAAGTTCATCCCCCACAGCGTTTTTCACGCAGAGCGGGAAGAGCACAAGAAGACAAAGGCCGCGCTCGAAGAGATCAACCGCAAGCAGGCGGTCCTCGAAGACCGCTGGAACACCATCCTCAAACTCAAGGAGCAGCCGGCAGCCGCAGAAGAGCCGGCGGGGCCGCCGGACCCGAACGAAGACATCTTCGCCTTCTCGAAATGGCAGGCGGACAAGATCAAGGCGCTCGAGGAGAAGGTCACCGGCCGAGAAAAGCAGGAAGAGCAGGCCCGCACCGTCGAGCAGCAGGAACGGGAAATCTGGAGCCACTGGAGCGAGTCCGCCAAGTCATACGCCGCCGAGAAGACGGACTTCGGCGATGCAGTCACATTCCTGTCGGATGCTCGCACGAAACAGCTTGCCGCTCTTGCCGCGGTCAACCCGGACTTCGCCACTGAACAGGGGCGCCTGCAGCAGATCAACGCCGAGCTTCGGCAGATCGTCGCCGGCGCAAAGCAGTTGGGCAGAAACCCGGCAGAAATCGTGTACGAGATGGCTTCAGCTTACGGCTATGCGCCGAAGGCTCCCTCTGATCCCGGCAAGGTGGCACTGCCTGACAAGCTCGCGGCGATCGACGCGGCACAGAACGCTTCCCGAACGCTGGCAACGCCTGGCGGCCGGAATGCAGCAGAACCCATGACGGCAGAGACCATCGCGTCCATGTCGGCGACAGAGTTTGACGCCTGGTACAAGTCCCCGGACAACCAGCGTCTCTTTGCGAAGATGATGGGCGGCTAACACCGTGAATGGTGGGGCACCCTAAGACTGAATACCCGATGATGAGCGGTCAACCTCATCTGTCGCCAACCTAGGCGTTAAAAAGGTCCGATGACGAGGGTCAATTTCGTCTGTCGCTCGCTCACAGCGTCATGTGCAGCACCAAACCCGCAAAATCTCCCCATTTAAAGGAAACAGCACATGTCTGTTACGACCTATGGCGTCAACGACGCCCTGGCGAACAAGCTGTGGTCCAAGAAGCTCGCGGTTGAGGTGTCCAAGGCAACAGCCATTGCGCCTCTGATCGGGACTTCCACCAACAGCATCATCCAGCTCAAGGACGAAACGCAGAAAGCCGCCGGCGACAAAGTCACCTTCGGCCTCCGCACTCAGCTCATCGGCGACGGTGTGTCTGAATCGCAGATCCTGGAAGGCAACGAAGAAGCGCTCACGACCTATTCTGACGCGATCTTCATCAACGAACTGGCCCACGCCGTTCGCGTGAAGAATGATCAGACGATCGACGCCCAACGCGTTCCTTTCTCGCTCCGCGACGAAGCAAACTCCGGTCTCACCGACTGGTATGCCGATCGCCTGTCCATGATGTTCTTCATGCAGGTTGGTGGCTTCACGGCCAACCAGATGGCCTTCGAAGGTCGCACGATCAACGTCAGCGGCGTTCACTACGGCTTCAATGCCCCGACTGCACCGACACGTGTCGTTCGTGCAGCCGCGGCCGCCTCCGACCAGGCGCTCACCTCTGCGGACGTGTTCAACCTGCAGCTTATCGACAAGGCAGTCGAAGCGGCCAAGGTTGCCAATCCGAAGATCCACCCGGTCAACGTCAACGGGGAAAAGGTCTACGTCATGTACCTTCACCCGTATCAGGTCACCGACCTTCGGACGAGCACGTCCACCGGCCAGTGGCTCGACATCCAGAAGGCCGCATACATGGGCTCGCGTGCCAATAACCCGATCTTCGACGGGTCGCTTGGCATGTACAACGGCGTCGTCCTGCGTGAAGCAGAACATGTCGTCCCTGGCGTCAACGGCTCGACCGGCGCGCAGATCACCACGGTTCGCCGTGCTGTCCTGCTCGGCGCTCAGGCTGCGGTCGCCGCCTTCGGCATGAAGACGGCTCCCGAAAAGTACAAGCGTGTCGAAGAACTCTTCGACT